TATTAGGAACAACTGCCTCTTGAGCAAGTTCAACTGACTTAGTTAATTGGAAGAATGTATCTTTATTAGGAATCTGACCATATTCATTTAAGTTCAACTCACCAAACACCTTAAATGATGCAGGGTGGACGTTCCTAATTAGAATCTCTTTCCACTCACTAATAGAAACAGCAGACTTAACAGCATAAGAGAAGTCCTGATAATAGTAAGAGTCTTGAATCTTTTGAATAATTTCTGATGGTTTACCAACATCATCAATAAATTGTCCAGTAGTTTTAGTGATAGAACCAATATCTAGGACACCACGAGCAACTTTAAGGTCACTAATAATACCAGAAGACTTAGAAATAACACCAGTTAGTTTTTCATTTTCTGCAAAATCACCACTGTGATCAACAATCTTAAGAACTCTAGGTCCAATTTGCCAACCAGAGTTTGTAGAAACATACCCAGTTGCTGTAGCAACCTCTAATGATTCACCCTGATAAACCAATTCACCTTCTAAGAAAGTAGATGTAATAACATTTGCTTCTGCAGTACCACCAAATGACTCAGTTAATACACTTTGACGACCTGTACCAGCATTAACAAATGTAAGTCCATCACCCAATTCTGCGTTTGCAAAAGTAATAGCAAGTTTTAATTGATCATCTTCTAGTGAATTTGCCGAACCAGAAATAGCATAATAAGTAGTATTGCCATTAAGACGACCAGTAGCACCAGCAGATAGTGGGAAATCAGCCCCATCTCCAGTATCAGTTACTGATAAAGAAACTTCAGCACCATTAGGTATTCCATGAGGATAAGCAAATTGTAATAAACCTAAGTCTAAGTTAACAACATAGTTGAAAGAAGACCTTAAACTAACTGTTGGTGTAGAAGAATATCCAGCACCAGGATCTTTAACAACAATATTATCCAATCTACCATTCTTAATAGATGCTTCTCCTTGAGCACCAGATCCACCACCACCTTGAATTATTACAGCAGGTGCTAATGAATATCCAGAACCTGGATTCGTAACAGTTATACTTTCAAGAATACTTGTAGAAGTTAACTGAGCATTCAATGGGAATGTAATCTCAGGACGTAATGTATAGTCATGAGGATAATCATAACCAAAGTTATTATTCTTAAGTTTCTTAATCTTACCAACTTTATCACCCTTGGTAAAGATTGATGATTCACTACCAAATGGAGGAATAACAACAGTTAATTCTGCACCAGATCCTTGTAATCCAGCTCCAAGAATACCTGGAATTGATTCTATATCAATATATGCAGTAGTATATGCTTTACCTGGAGAAGTAACAACTACTTCTTGTATCTGACCTGGAATTGTAATACCATCATCATCAGTTCCATCGTTAACTAAAATACTAACTAAACCACCTTCACCATCACCTTGAATAGGAACAGAATTATAAACTCCAATACCATATTCAGTTCCTGGTTCATTAATTTGCACTCTTTCAATTTTTCTTGTTGATTGAATACCAGTAACAATAGGTAACTTGGTATAAAAACCACCTGCATTAACAATACGAATATCTGAGATAGAACCAACTGCTTTTAAAGAACTTGTACTATAAGAAGCTTGATTGACATCAGCATTTCCTTCTGGTTCATTAGCAAGAAGGAATTTAAATATATCTGGACCTTCAGTAATAGTTGCACCAGCAGTACTAGAAATTACAAAATTTCCTTTATAAGGAGAATCGGTAACATCAAGATAACTACCTTCAATTACTGGAGATAATGCACCTGTTCTAGAAGGATCGAAGTAATATGAAATATTAGTAACAATATCAGGATCAATCTTCAATTTAACTGTAGGTGTAGGTTGTCCTTGACCAGTTACACCAGGAGTACCAATTCTTTCAATAGAGTTAAATGAATACTCCAATTTATTGAGGTTATCTTTAGAGAATGATAAATTACCTCCAACCATTGATGAATGACTTAAATCAAACAAGTATTGATGACCATTATACATCTTCAATACAGGAGATTTAACAAATACACTAACAGATCCTGCTGATGTGGATGGAGAAGTCACAGCAACTTGTGGTAACTTATATGTAAATTCTAATGGACTAATAACAGTATCTACTGGGAATGTTCCATCATATTCATCATATGTGGTTCCACCTGATTCTTGTGCTGGATTACCATCAATCAAAATCATCTCAGCAGGACTTAAGTAATGACTAGTAGAAGTAATAACGTATACTTCATCAGTATTAGAAACAGAACTAACTTGAACAATCTTTGTTAAATTAGCAGTTAGAGTTATTTTTAAAACACCTGCTAAATTAGTAATCTGACAAGTACTATAAGCAGTATTAAATGTTATATCACTGGAAGTAATATCAACAACAGATCCAGGAATATATGTTGATCCACCTGCAACCTCATCTATTCTAATTGAATAATCATTTACATCAAATTCTTTTAATCTTGCATAATCATCTAAGTTATTAGTTCCGCCAATATCAGAAGGTGCATCAAAAGTAGAAAGATCTATATCAAATGTTCCTGGAGTTGTATTATTAATTTCAACGAAATTATAATTCTTAATTTCATTAATATCATTTGGAACAGGACCAATAATACCGTAACTATCTTGTTCACTAAACTGCTGAGTAATTAACTCACCATTAGCCAAATCATCAGTCCAAGGATTGTGTATAATAGCAAGATAGATCTTCTTATTGGGTGTATCCTTACGGATAATATATCCACTATTAATGAATGTACCATTTTGATTTTGAAGTACTAATTTAGAACCGACTGTGAAATCAAATGACTGATTTAAGGTAAGTTCTTGTATATTGTTAATAACAATTGTGGATGTAGGCTTAATGTAATACCTATCTTTAACAACAGCAGATACTTTTAATTTCTGAGAACCTGGAGAAGGAACCGTTGAAGTTCTAGCACTCCATACATCAGTAGCAAATGTTAATGTTTCAGTATCCTGAGACATTAATGTTGTTGCATCATCAAAGTCTAAAGATTGGAATCCAGCGTCTGCTAATTCATACCCAGTACTACCAATAGTTAACGATGTTCCAGTTACAGTAGCAATATCTGTTCTTGCAAATCCAATTTGTGTATTTGTTTGTAATCCTTGATCCCCTAAACGATCAGAATCAGCATTTTTATCAATTTTTAATCCAAAACCATTATAATCGATGTAATCATACCTATTAATCTGACTAGCAAACCATGCAGTATCTGTCCAAGCATAACTAAATCCAAACTGAGATCCTTGAGGAAGACCATTTATATCAGCTGGTGAAGTAGGAACAACTCCTCTATTCCTTACTCTAATATCATCTAAGTAGAATTGACCTTGTGTATCTTTATCAAAGTCATTAACACCAGCACCAAATCCAGGTCCAACACCAAAGTATAGATCCTTATTACCAAATGATGTATTGGATATAGTTCCACTGATTACCTGAATACCATTAATATATGCCTTGAATAGATTTCCATTCTTTGTCAATCCAACACTAATCCAAGTATCATTAAGCATTACAGAAGATGCACTTGAAATTGCGGTAGCATTAACAATTTGAGTTGTATTATTACCAATAGTTAAATCTAAACCACGACCAGTTCCAAATCCTAACCAAAGACCACCAGTAGGATCTTGAGAACTACCAATCTGGCATAGAGTCATAAGATTCTGACTTAAACTAAATGGGAGACCAGACTGACCATCTATGTATACCATCATTTCGATAGTAAAGTCTCCATCCAAAGTAGTTCCTAAATCAGATGCAGATGCTTTAATATGTCCATTTTCCCAAGTAGTTTGAGTATTTGCTGGTACATTACATCCATCAATTTTTGCTACACCGTTCTGATAACGTATAGAATTATTAGCACTTTGATCAGTAAGAGTATAATGACCTGTAACATCTGTAATTGTAGAAGCAAAGTCTAGAATAAACTCATTTCTATTCCATTGCTCTTGACCATAAACATAAACATCACCTGAATTATCTACACCTACCGTTTTCGCTGTAATACCTTCAATTCTCTTAAGATTAAACTCATTAGTGCTATGCTTTTTCATAGTACCATCATATCCAATCTTAATCGTTCCTACAGTAGTTTTCTTAGTAATTTGATCTGCCTTAGTATATGCAACGTTAAGATCACCAAATATATCAATAACACACTTATCAACAACATGAACTTCTCTACCTGTAGCAAGATAACGATAATTCCAAATAATATCACCATTTATATCTAATTTACATACCCAGAAACTATCTCTAGTAATATCATCAGACTTATTTCTACATCCTGCAGTAATATAAAATTCATTAAACTCGTCAATAGCTAAACTAGGATTTACCAAAGAATATACGGTATTACTAAATTCTTTAACCCAATCAACTGTAATAGCATTTACACCAATTGTAGCCTTACCAAAAGCAATATTAATATCTGGCTGGTCTGCAGAAGTTGCAGTTTCCATAGTAAAGTATACATTATCTCCAACAACTAACAAATCAGTTAGTCTCTCAGATAAAGTTTGGGAAGCAATCTTTCTCTTAACAGCAAAATTACCTGTAGTATCAATAGATGCTAAAAATGCATCATCTGGATGTAATGAGTTTGTATTAGTATATCCACCAATAATATAACGAATATCAGAATATTTCTTAATAGCAGTTACATAATCTGCACGATTAGCACCAGATATACCAGCATATCCTTTTTGGAACTGTAAAGAAGCATCTAAACCATCATCTTCCTGTTCATACTTACATAGAATAATATCTGGATTATATACATCTAAAAGGTTTGCATTAGGTCTGTTATTACCAACAACCCATATATCATTACCATCTACAAATATTTTTTCAAATTCTGTATAATTCTGTCCATCAGTACTCTCTAAACTCCTTTCCCACTCTTTAACACCTAGAGAAGAATATTTGGCAACAAATGCAACTGTATTACCAGTAGCATCTTTAGTTTTACCACAGAAGAAAGTCTCTTTATCATCGTTTACAAAGATATCATTAACAGAAACATAATTGTTATTGTCTATTGTAGTTACATAGTAATCAGCTTTTTTAAATACCTGTGGATGACTTAGTATAACACGAGGACTACTTGTGTAATTAGCACCAGAGTTAATAATATTAACAGTATCAATAGAACCAATAGAAGAAACAACTGCCTCTAATTTACCAGCAGTTCCATTACCGTCAATAATAATTGTTGGTGGAATTTCTTCATCATATCCAGAACCTTTTTGTTCAATTACAATAGACTCTATACCTTTAACTTGACGAACAACAAAAGTTTTGTTCGTATTTTGCATTATAGGAGTATAATCTATGAATACCTCATCACCAGTAATCAGATTATGAGGAACATTAGTGTCTAAAACACCGTAATTTAATCCATTAACATTCTCAAAAGTATACTGATCTATCGCTTCACCCTTAATTTGAGAAATACGAGCAGAAACACCAGCACCATCAGTACCTTCATTATCAAATATGAGTATATCATCTACCTGATAGTTCTTTCCTGGGTTCTCAATAGTAAATCCAGTTACAGAAGCATCTTCAAATTTAGTAATAGTTTCAACTTCAATATCAACTTTAGAGTCAAATTGAACTTTAGGGAAGTAATCATATAGTTGTAATGGTGATTCTTCAAATAATTCAGAAGGATTGTCTGTCTCGTCTTGAGTTATAACACCATCACGGTTATCATCTTCAACTTCAAAGAGAATAATGTCACCACCCTCAGTTGTTAATGCAGCAGTAGAAGCATTAGGTGTTCTTTCAACATCAATATCAACATTTTCGTAAGGATCCCTATAACGTACAACACCAGTAGGAATATTTTGCTGAATAGCACTTGTACTCAAATTCCAAGTATCAACAACAGAGTTGTAACTTGGTCCAAGAACATATGGGAATAGTGCATTACCATCTTCAGTAGCATCTATAGTAACAAAATAGCAATATCTACCTTGAGGATAGTCTGGAGTCTTACAGAAACGACCATTATACTGATCCAATTCCCCTAAACCAAAGATATACTCATAATCTTCAACAAACTTACCTGCAGGATACAAATAATCTCCATTTGAATCAACATCAGTAAGAAGAGGACCATCAGTTCTTACAGGATAAGGATTGGTTGTTACATCAAATACAAGATTTTCTTTCAATCTAAATGATGTTCCTAATCTAATTACAGCAGATCCTTGGTCTGTTGGATCAGTATAACCATAAGGACCATAAATTGGGTTACCATCAAACGCCCAACCAATAATAGGAGAATGTGCTAATTGATCTTCTTGCTCTTTAATTTCGCCATATGGATTTTCAAAAAGGTTATCACCTAAAATATACCTCATTTTTTGAGGATTTGAAAGGTGAGCATACTCACCACCATATTCGTTATTATATCCAGTAAATACAGCACCTTTAGCAGAATCAAATGTTGATGTAGATTCTAAGTTATAAGTCCATTCAAAAACGTTTGCATCAAATAAAGCATCTTGACCAACAGAGGTTAGATTAATAACTGTAGTACCTTGAAGATAGTTGATACCTCTGTTAACAATCTCAATTCCAGTTACCCTACCAGCATTTTCACCATCAACATCAATTGTTGCTCTTGCTATAGCACCAAAACCATCACCCTGAATAGTGACTTCAGGTGCAGTAGTATAACCTTGTCCTGCAGAAATTATAGCAATAGATATAATTCTTCCATTATTAACAATAGCCTGTGCAACAGCACCAACACCAGAACTTAATGATATGGAAGGTTTTGAAGTATATGCTTGACCACCGTTAGTAACAGCAATTGCTTGAATAGGACCACGAACAGATGCAGTACCTTCAGCACCAGTTCCACCTCCACCAACTATAGTAATAGAAGGTTGTGAAGTATATCCAGTACCACCAGTGTTGATTAGAATACGTGAAACTTGACCCTTAGTGATAATTGCTGTAGCAGCAGCACCAGATCCATTTCCACCAACTATAGAAACCAACGGTGAAGATGTGTATCCAGAACCACCATTAGTAACAGTAATTTCACTAATAGAACCGTTAACGGTTACTGCAGCAGTTGCACCAGTACCTCCACCACCAGAAACTGTAATTGCTGGAGGAGAAGCAGCATCATAATCAGAACCAGAATTTGTTATATCAATACTAGTAACACCACCATATGTCTTACTTAAATCTGACTTATAAGACCATATAGAGACACCATTAACCCATGTACCAATAGGACCAGGCTTAATAACGTCTTTAGTTGAAATTGTTTGTGCATCTTTAGGGAACCTATTTAATTTACGCTGGTTACCTGGAAGAAGTGCAGATCCTGGAAAAGGACCAATTTGATAGTTTGGGATACCTGTAGAAGCAACATAAACGTATTGATCATTAAAGAATGAGTTCTGTACGTTTGTAGTATAAGGACTAATAGCATTTTCAATAGCACTATTAGCAGACTTACCTTTATTAAGGTCAATAGATACAAGGATATTACCCTGTGGTTCTACTGTAGCTGGTTGTGGAAGACCATATTGGAAAATATTATCACCATCTCTAGAAGTTACTAGAAATGTTCCGTTATAAATGATAGGATTAGCACCATAAATGGTAACCTGATCTCCAACCAATAGACCATGAGGATTAGCACAAGTTACAGTAGCAGATTGATTGTTAACACCACCATAAGTGATAGATGTAATTTCAATCAATTTCTTAACATTATACAACCAAGTTGTTAGATCTGGACCTATACCAGTACCACCCAACTTAGAAACTGTTAATTTATCACCAGGGAGGTAATAAGATCCAGTATCGGTCAAAGTTGTTTGTTGAGCATCAACGATACCAACAATATTCATCACAACTTCTTGTTGAGTCCCTTTATTAATATAAATTCTAAAATTAGACTTAACTAAAGTAGCAGAATCCCAATCTTCTACAATACCATTAACAGAACGAGTACATTCTATAAACTGGTTTAATGATTTCTCTTTATATTGTACAACTTCAGAACCACCAATAACAAACTCACCGTTCCTTTCTGGCCAACCAATAGTAGAGTCAACAGTGATAATACTATCAGTTTCACTCAAAGGCTCACCTAATCTTGTCTTATATGGAACAGTAAACTGTCCAGTAATAGTTTCTTCTGATAAAACAAGTTCAAAAATCTCAAGTTCTGAGGTTTTAATAGAAATGAAGTTTTCTACAAGAGCACTTGCTGATTGTACATTAGGATCAGCAATATCAGCTTCTTGAGTTATAAGACCATCCTTAATATTAACAGGATCACCACTAACTAATGAAGCACGAAGAATAGTATCAATAGACCAAGTAGCATCAGATGGTTTAATAATTTGATCTTTAGGATAAGATATACTTACCGTTTCACCATATAGTAGTTTGAATAGATATGCAATACTAAAAGATGTACCCTTAGATGAATAGAAATCTTTAATAGATTTTATAGCATTTCTAACATCAATTTTAGAATAATCCAAACTTGGAACATCTGGAAGGAATTGTTCTGTATATTTGTCTAAAAGTCTCTTAATAAAGAGTTGATCTAGACATTTTACAGCTGTATCGATTTCTGCTGCAGATGAAGTAGTATCATTTGTAAATACTGCATTTCCGTCTTCAGTATATGCAGTAATACCACTTGCTGCTCTAGCACAACCTTCAAACTGTGCTTTTGTATATCCAGTACCAGTTTGATTTATTTTAAATCCAGTAACTTGATTTAATCCAACAGTAGCAGAAGCTTCTGCAGATGGTGGAGATTGAATGAATATTGTTGGTGGTTCTGAAGCACTATAACCACTACCAAAATTAACTATATTAATATCAATAATCTGCCCATTGAAAATTGATGCTACTGCAGTAGCACCAATTCCACCAGCATATGCACCAGTTCCATCTGTTCTATCATCTAAGATGTATACAGAAGGAACATCATCATATCCACTACCACCACTTAAAAGTTCTATAGAAACAACTCTTCCATCACCATCAACCTTTGTTTCCAATACTTGAGCACCTACAGGATCTTTTATTGCAATTCTAGGAATTACTTCATATCCTTGTCCAGCATTTAATATCTGAACACTTTGAACTGTACCGTAAGTTGGATCTAAAACTGCTCTTAAAGATGCTTTAATACCATCTTCACCAGTTGGCTCATCAACATATATCTCAGGAACTGTAGTATATCCAATACCTCTTTCAACAACAGGAATAGTACCACTGAATGAACCGCTATTTATGATCGGAGTGCCTAGTTTAGCACCTCCAGGCTGCCTAAAAGTTAATCTAGGTGTGAAAGTATATCCATTACCAGAATTCTCTATTTCTAACCCACTAACAACTCCATTTGTTACAGTTGCTTTAATTTCAGCGACCTTTGCACCACTCTTTGTAGGATCCTGAACAACTACTGTAGGTGGGTTAGTATCACTATAACCTTTACCACCATCAAGTAAAGAAACTTCCTTAACACCATTAACTAAAGCTGTTGCAGAACAACCACTACCACTAATACCTTGTATAGAAACTTTTGGTGGATATTCGTATCTGTAATTATCACCATTATTACTTACAGAAATTCCTGTAAGTTCGGAATCATCATTAATACGAGCATAACCAACAGCATTAGAACCAAAAGAAGGTATAGGTGCTTCAATAGAGAACAATTCTAAGTATCTACCATTTAAAGGTGCTTCTTTAAATATAAATTGATCCCCATCAAGATAAAACTCCTCTTTTGGGATTAAAAGTTGATTATCATAAACTGCGTAAATATATTCGTCAATAACTGGTTCATATCTAGCACCACCCTTAGTAATTGTAAATTGTCTCTTACTATCACCAAAACTATTAGAAATATTGTCTATTTGAGCAATATTATTCTCAATAAATCCACTTAAGTAAGTAATACTTGTAGAAGTAGGGTCATCTGCATCAAGTTTTGCTCTAGGTGGTGATGTAAATACAAGATCAGTACCATCTACAGTAAAATCTAAAATAGGGACTTGAATTTCACCATATACTTTAACTATCAAATGCTGTGCAGATGGTGCAGCAATAGGATTATCTTGTGATGTTAACGGGAATCTTTGCTTACTTCCATCAAAATCTTGTAATGGACTTGCAAGTCCAGTCCATTTTAACTGAACTTGTTCATAAGAAATACCTGGACTTAACGCAATATTAGGTGAAGGTGTTGTTTTTTCGTAATATACTACCTCATCACCAACTAAAAGTGATCCATTTGTCTCTAAAAACGCATCAACACTCTCTACAACTATAACCGAATCCGTTGCTGTTATTGGTTCTACAACTTTTGTTGCCCCATCTAAGATACTAACATCCAGCTTATCAATATCAAGATATTGAAGAAAATCATTAACTATATTTTGTCCCAGTCCAGTCTTTTCTTGAGATCTATAATAGTACTCAATAAATTTATTAAAAAGCGGATAATCCTGTTCAATGAAAGCAGGAGTTAATGACGCTACTGACTGAGAAACTTTATTCGTATTTTTAGACATCTAGCCTTAGAAACAAGTTGAGGAATCGGGGTCACCTGTATTAGTAATGAGGTTAACCTCTACTAAAGTTGGCGTTGTGTTGAACGTTGTTGGTGTCAAACTATTTAGAGGGATTGTCGTAGGTGGAATAGTTCCAATTGGTGCGACAGTAACCTCTGGATTGACTACACTAATAACAGTACCAGGTGTTGATGCTGGAATTGTTGTATTATTAGCAGGAATGAATAATACAGGAAGATCTGTTGTTGTTGGCAACAGTGTTGTATCAATCACTTCACCTAAACCTGTTACAGGATCTGTCAAATTTAAATTTGTAGGTCCAGGAATTTGATCTCCTGTACCAACAAGATTGATAGGTCCAATACAAATTTCTCCAGTATCATAGTTAATGCTACCTGCAGAATTGTTAGTGTATACCTTTTTATTACCAGTATTGTAGAAAATCTTCAATTTACCAAAACCATCATCCTCAAATTGCTGATCGATACCAGGTCTATCAGCAGTTCTAAAGTTTCCAGACAATATAACAGGTTCTTTGACACATGCTCCGTCTGTATTACTAGGAGCACTATTATAAAGAGCACCACCAGTAGAAATACAGTAAGTATTAGTTTGGTCGGTATCTGCTTTAATATACTTCAATAATGAAGTTTGAACAGAAACGTCACTAATTGCTTTATCTGATAAAGTAATTGCTTTTTGGAATTGCTGGTTTCTAAACGTAGAATTAAAGTTATTAATCTGTGTTTGAGTGGCCCAATCATTAATAGCATTCTGAATATTTGTTTTAATATCAGAAGTATTATTCGTTACACCAGTATCATAAAGAACAAAGACTTTAGGATAGATATAAAGTTCATCTGGATCAATAACTACAGGGTCTATAGATGCCATTGAGTATGCTCTCAATTTAGTCTGTAAATCCTTCTTAGATTGATCATTTAAAGCAGTTCCAGTCTTAGTTTTAACAGCAACATATACTTTACCGTATATTGGAGGTGTTAAAGAGTCTCCACCATAAGCAATAACAGATTCAGCATTAGAATAAAGATTTTTAGTGATAACAGCATAATCTTGTGCTGTTACTGCTCTATATTGAGAAGCATAGTATCTTGGAGCCATATACTTAATAGACTCAACAGATTCTGCTTTAGAACCCATTTGAGACCTATCTTTAGTGATCAATACCACATCTGGACCACCAACATTAACCTGATTACTATCTGTTACAACGCCAATAAAATCAAACTCAGTAACCTCATTTGCTTCTGCCCCAGAACAAGTCAAATACTCAAAATTAATAACCTCACCATCTTTTAGCTTTCTACCAATACTATCATCACCAAATCTTACCTGATACCTCATATCCTCACCTTCAGAGAGGAAGTAACTACGTGTATTACCAGTTAGGTTGGTAACAGTTTCAACCCTATTATAAAGGTCTGAAGTGGTAGAAGATTCGTTTGCTTTAACTGTAACGCTTAAGGTTTCTATATCAGCGTCTTCAGAAGGAATTTTATATTCTTGAGTTTGGAAAGTATTAACAGTATACGAAAAATTGATTATAGATCCTTCATTAATGGTTACAGCATCAAATTCTGCTTTTCCAGTTACAGTATCAACTTCTACAGTAATATCCTCTAAAATATTCCAAATATATGCACTACCTCTTGCAACTGGACCTCTACTTAAAGTAACAGAGCTAGGATATGCTAAATTGGTTTTACTTGTCTGAACTTCTAACTTTATACATGCTTTAGAACAAGTAACTGATCTAGGAACATAATTTAAAAGTTTGGCAATATTAACAACATTATCTCTAAGTGTGGCAGATGGTAAAAATGCCTCATTCATAGACATATTGGCAATAAATGCCGCATAATAACTATTATAGGACAAAACATCAATCAGATATGATAATGATGATCCATCAAAATCGTAGTCAGTGAATTCATCTCTCGTTCGGAGATATGATTTAATCGAGGATTTTATATCCTGAAAATCTAATGCTGTTAACTTATTCGGTTGCATTTAACTAGGTCTCTGTAATACAAAAGATACCGACTCCACAACTGGTAGTCCAACTACTTTATAATCAACTGTAATATTCACTTTACTCGATTCGTAAAATGGTATTGCAGTTACACTTGTTAATTGAACTCTAGTCTCATACTGATTAATGGTATTTATGATCTCTTTCCTAATAGTATCAACAACAAAGGGATCTAAAGGTTCAAATAGGAGGTTTAATACACCACATCCAACATCACCATTAAACAATCTTTCTCCTCTTCTAGTTAATACAAGATTTCTAATAGATTGCTTAATGGCATTAGCATTCTTTACTTGAGAAACATCATCAGTAAACCTGTTTTTAGCAAAAGCAATTGAAATGTCTTTAAAATATCTAGATTGGCCTGCTGCTAGATCTGCACTAGTGACTTGTTTCATTCTTTATCCCTTCTTAAGAGACTATCAGATCTAGGATCTGTAATCAAATATCTACAATGCTCCCATCCATTCTTCTTAAAATTTTCAGACATGTCAACAGGTCTGTTTGCCACACGAGTTTCTTCCTCATTAGTAGGTCCAAAACGGCTACCACGAGGTACATTACTTGTAAAAATTATAGTTTCGCTCATAAAAGGGAGTCTTATCCCTTTTATTTATCCGACTTTTGAGAAGAAAATAATTTTCCACCATGATGACTCTCCACATTTTCACTTTCAGTGAATTTTGTTGCTAAAAATTGAGTCATACACCATCTCCCCAATCCCTTATTCTTATATTTTTCTTCCATTACAACCTCAGTAACCTGATGTTGTATAAAACCTGGAAATATTACCATCCTATTGTTGTTTAATTCTATATGTACCTTATATTCAGGGAACAACAATTCCCCTCCAGTAAACCTTTTAGGTTCTTGAAAGAACCAACATAGGCTTGTAACCATTGCAGAGTCCTTATGTGGACTATAATAGTGACTATCCTCATAATATGATAATAATGATGCATCAAAGTCACATAATGGCATAAAATCCCTAAAAAAGAAGGATTTATTGGTTTCAAAGACGTTTTTCTCGAAAATTTTGCGATTTATACGCATAATTTTAGAATTATTACGATTTTCTTGATAATATTCGTCTAAATGGATGCATTTATTGTTTTTTAACAGTTTACCATGCCTAGTTGCACTCCAAGATTGATGAGGATCTAGAAATACATCCTTTTCTGTCAATTCTTTTAACTCAGACCATATTTGTCCTACCTCCCAGAAGTTATAAAAATCATCTATAAGGATCATAGGAAATCCATAGTCCAAATTTTGAATCTTCATAATCAGTTTGAATGGCTATGTCTTATAAAATCAATATTAAATGATATACTAATTCTATCATTATCTTTTGTATTTGTTGATATCCCATGCATCAACCAACCAGGAAATAAACAAAGTAGTCCATCATTAGCAACTATCTCTTGTCTTTCGCATAAAGACTTATATGTATACGATGAAGTCATACAAGGTACAGGATTTTCAAAATATAATTTACCATCTGTATCTTCAGTTTTAAAATAATAGACTCCAGATATATCTGTATTACCATGATGATGACAATGGCCATAATTACCTTGTTTGAACAAAGATGCCCAAGAAGTTGCAATTACCCCATCATGCTGAGGGAATCCTATTGTTTTACAATAATAATTTACATGGTTAACAATTTCATCTTTTAATTTATCTAATTTACTTTGTACAATAAGATTTTCAGTAAAAGATGGATCTGAAAGATAATGGGTATTACCCCAGGCTTCTTTCATTGAAAAATTTACATTTTTAAGTGCTTCACCAATTTCTGTTTGTATAGCATCAAAATTATCAACCATATGAACCCAATATATTGGGGTTGGGTATAATTGAGCTATTTCACCTCTATTTTCCATACCGATTCTCAAATTTTGAGAATTACAGTTCTCATAATTACGATCCGTCATTTCCCTGTAATAACCCCCCATAGAACTTTAAGTAATGACTTTTTTGCATCTCCTTGCAATTCGTCAAAAATATACATGTTGAGTCTAAAGGCATAATTTGCTTCAGTAATCAATGTATTGACCTGATGTTCATTAACTTCTAACCCATCTAGAACTGCTCTGTAATCGGTTTTAAACGCCTTTGCATCATCTATCATAGGAAAGTCGTAAAAGTGTAATCCCTCTCCTTCAGGGGGATTTAACGCCTTCTTAGCAATACCCTTAATGATTTGACCACCTGATAAATCACCAATATACCTAGTATAATGATGTGCTATAAGAAGATATGGATCCTTCTCTGCAATTTCATTAAGTCTATAGCAATAAGTATTACATGCTTCTGAAGGAACCATTAACTCCCTGTACATCGGACCATAATAATACCTAAGATCTCTTTGTAGAAAAGCGGTTCTATAAAGTTTAGCACCCCACTGCTTCAATATACTTGCTAGAGGATCCTTAGTTTCCTCTATCCTCTGCTCCATTGTCTCATAGACATAATAAAAGTCCGTGATTAGTTTACGGTACTCTTCTGGGTTTAGTACTCCTCTAAGGAAACCTGCAACAAATTTAGTATTTTCTGCTGCATTATGTGATTTTTTAGTACCTTCTTTTAATCTTGTTGATAAAGTCATTAGTTTCTACGCTTTTTTAAGAAAATGTTACCTGAAACAGCACATCGATCACTACATGAATTAGGTGGAACCATATGCTCCCTTCTACTCTCGAAAATGACAACGTTGCCAGCTCTCGCTTCCTTTATTTCATCTGGATTCTTTAGTAGAAGTGGTGATGAACCTGGTGGTGTATTAACATAATACGCAAATGAATAAGAAGCATTGCCGTGACTATGCCAATCAATATTTTCACCTGCTTTATATGTAACTCCCCAAGTTTCTATTGTTTTTGTATCATGATCTGGTGGATCAAATTCTGCATCAATTTTACCATAAATCCATTTTACTAGATCTTTTACAATAGTTTCACTACTATAAAGATCCCACTCAGTCATAGTACAATGAGCTTCATAAGGTCGTTCCTCAGCAGGTCTCTTATCTTGTATAGTATGAAACAAAATTTCGTTTATTTCTTGTGCTTTAGGGTATACATATTCCCCAAGAATCTTTTTCTGACCTTTAGGCGGTTGTACTATCTCCGTTTCTATGCCATGATGAGTCCTTTCCAGCATTCCTGGATCAAGTTCTTCAGCAAGATCCGTATTCATCTCTACTGGTATCCTTTGATTTGTATTAAGAACAATATTACCAGAAATACTTATTCTATAATCCTTATTTCCTGGTTCCTTATAGAAAGGATAAACCTGATGTCTCATAACAGACGGAAATAGGACTAGAGTACCCTCTAAATCTTTCGCACTATCATACCAATAAGATGATGGTCTTCCAAATATATCCGTGTAATGAAATTCAAATGATCCATTAGTTGCATGACCTGAGTTAATACCAGCCTTTTTTGATATAGAATCACTTGTTTGCTCATCATGAGTATATGGTATTTGCATCCATATAACAAAACTCCAAAGTCCGTGATGATCATGAGTAGGATTGTATTCACCTGCTCTCTGATAATTTACCCACCATTTATGCAAACTATAGGGATGCACTGAGTTAACGGGAACTTTGTCACCATAGTTACCAAAGTTATGACAAAAGTCTTGTATTAGCGGATCGAGAGTATTGAGATAGAACCATGCCTCCTTATCTTGCAATGCAAAACTATCTTCTAAGTGTCCAGCAAGATATTCTGAATATGATTCAACAGAATGCTCGTTAATACGATCCCAGAGATAATCCATCTCTTCCTTACTCAACTTCTTCTGCATCCATCCACCAGTATAAGGGACAACAGGCTTTACAGCACCTGGTGTCCCAACCTGATCCGCATTACGAACCTGATTTATAATACTCAACGACCTTGACCTCTATATGCTTTTTTCTTAGCATTACTTGAGGTCGCACTCAATTTAGTACGAGCACTCCTTCCTTGACGAGTCTTTTTAGGTTGTGGAAGAATATAGTCACTATTTCCCCACGCACCACCATTTTTGAATTTTGGCATAATTAATCTCCAATAAAAACGTCTTCGCTACCACCTGAGATAGTTGATAGACAAGGCCACTCAGTTGTGTCCTCACCTAGATCATCACCTATTCTACCAGCAAGCTCCCCTGTAATCCAAACTGTCTTGGTACTAGAGTAACATCTGCGTTGATGTCCCTCTGAAGCTTCCCTACCACCAGAAATTCCTTCCGTGCAATGCCACGCAGGACTTGATCTAGTAGTAAAACATCTGTTACTAGCGGAACTAGTAGAGTGTTTTGTTTTAGTAGGATGTGGAACAAGCTCATCTCTATCTATAATGGGTATCTTGTTGTTTATTATAACACTTCTTTCTAATTTTGTCTTGGGTTTTTGCTCAGTAGGCTTCCAAGTTGTAACAGCATCCATCTGTGCTACGGGCTTGGGGTTAATAGTACCTGTTGTTGCCGAGTGAGGACAGTTACTTAATATACCACCACCTAGTCCTGGATGGTGTGAAGATCCGCTACCAGTACCATGACCACTACAATTACCTTTAAATAACGCTGCTCCTATTGCCATTATGGTAAATACATTCCTGTATCGTAAGGGTTTCCGTATGCAGCAATCGCTGCGTTCCAAGCTGCTCTAGCTCGGGTTAAATCATTCCATATTTTCATCGTTCCTGACGCAGTCCACGGTTTGCACCCATCCCCAAGTAACCCAGACATAGAAAATGACTGATATGGACCAGGAGATGAACCTGCAGGTGCAGGACATGTGATATGACCACATCCACTTTCCACGGTACTACATGATAAAGTTATACTTATATCTATACTATCTCTAGGATCTGGTCTATATTGCTTCATCATATACTTAGTATACTGCGATGCATGAGGCAATTCACTAATTCTTCCTTGTACTGTAGTAACATATCTTCTATCATGGTTACTATATTCAGGAATAACCTTTTGAGTTATCCTATCAATATGTTTCATTCTATTTGCTTGACTATTATCACGCATATATCTTATAATACTATCCTTTGCTTCCGTAGGTATTACACTACTACCCTCTAATACATCCATATTAATGTCAGAAATGTCATAGGTATCCCTCAATGGATCAGTAGCACTATCACTATACATCCTTTGAGCTAACTTTCTTACTCTTTGTCTATCGGGATCACCTTTAACTTTGAAATCAACTACCTTATATTGATCAGCATATGACTCTGGAAGTGATGTTATTGCGTTTAAAGTCTCTTGAGTAGTCTCATAATCACCTGGAGGTAGTGATTGTAAGAACTGTTTTAACTGATCTGTGGAATGAGTGGTAAAATTACCCTCTCTAAATGTACGATCCACTACTTTATGCACATTTCTTATCTGTAATTGCGGTGGTTGTGAAGAAGAATACCCTGATCCTCCGTCAGTTATCTCAATAGCAGTCATCGAACCGCCTACAAATGTACCTCTTACTTGTGCTCTCGTACCTGTGGTGGTTAGGGGTGCGGTAATATACACATCTGGCACAGCATCTAGTGTTTGCCAACCAGCTCCACCATCAACTATACTAATATTATCTACCTGTCCATTAACAATAGACATAGTAACTTGTGGTACTCTTAAGTCATGGAACCTATTTGGTGCTTCTTGGTCTATATCTGCTGTAACATATTGTAAAGACTTATCCATAAACTCATAAAAACCGACCAACGCTGCTCGGTCTGGAATACCCCAACCTGCTTTTGCTGTAATTACGTGGTTCCTATCGGATGTATACTGTGTATCCTTAGCAAAATTACTACCACAAGCATCAATATATGCTATATGGTATGGAAAATTATCTAAATCGGTATGAAATACACGAGTTACAATATGACCGTTAAGTGTATCACCCGATCTTAGTACATCAAACCCTTCTTGACCCTCTGTTGCTTGTACTGGACCTACTGTTTTAATCTTTATGTTATTAGTAAGAACAGTTGTACTATTATCTGGGTGGGTATGAGTATAAGTTAGAGAAAATGTGGTTCCCACGGTGTAGCCTGTCCCAGGGGATAATACCTCTGTAATACGCCAAGACGTGCCTGAAAAGACAGATGGGTCGTTAGTATCGTCATATATGGGTTTAATCTCACATTTAATCCTAAGACCTGTAGCAAGACCAGAATCTAAGTTGAATATCTTAAAATCATTAAACGACTCGTCGCCAGCCTGGTAGGGGTTCTGTGCCGTAGTATACTCAGTACCAGTCGTTTCATTCTCATTCCAACTATCAGTATAGGTTACTCCATCATACGACAACTCAAAATCTAGACATCCATTAGGTAACGTGGTTGAAAGGGAGTCATAACTAAAACACAACTTAGGACTTTGGGTATCTATTGCAAATAAAGTTGAATGTGGGCAATCGGGGTCATCAGAATCTTTTCCTTCTGGTGGAACAGTATACGATATTGTGGTCGAAGCGGGGGTGCAGTCAAAGGCACTACAAGGAAAACAAGAAGATGATGAAGAATAACTACCATCACCTGCACCAGGAGATGACTCAGGTATATTAGTTTCTTCTGTTTCTATATGATAGCAAGGTGTTCCTAATATACCTGCCTTATCAGTAGTATCAAATAAGTATGACATCCATGTATCAGAATACCCAAAATCAAATGAAAGACCTGTAGGATAGTAGTCATATACAAATAAACAATCTCCAGCACTCTCTCCTTCTTGTAAGTACTCAGAGTTTAAGCGATTTGCCTTACCACACATACCATCAGTTAGCATATCTGCTGGATTGCCACCTGACGTGCATACTAGATCAGATTGATACTGAACAGTTGTGCCATCTCTCGCAGGTACATTATAAGGTAAATTGCCTTGCCTGATAGTTGCACCAGGATATTCAATAAATTCTACACTAACACCATCAGCAGTACCTGGATGTTGCCTCACACAGGAATTTGTATATCTTTCTCCAACAGGTTTACAACCCATTTACTTTTTCCTCTAATTCTTCTAACCTACGATATATCTCATCGTAGTTCTCCTTAATATTTAGATACTCCTCACTATGTTTTGGTTTATATAATATCTTATCTGGGGTAGTTATATCAGAAACATACTTTGTTACCTCTCCTAGACGCTCTGCTAGTCCTTGTACGCACTGATTAAGTACTTCATGTGCCTCTGCATTATCTTGCCAAGGATCATACTCTGTAATATTCTGATTAGGATCACTCATCACTTTTTTTAAATGTTAGTTTAGGTTCATCTAAGGTGTATTCTAACACATCTTCTATATTCCAATCAAGTGCCTCGGCAACTTCCTCTGGAATTGATATGTAAGTATCACCGAAATCATCCTCTTGTAGGGTAAGTGTGAATCTTTTTGACATATTCAGTCTTCATAAACGGTTAACTGATGAAGTAGATGGTATCCTTTGCTTAAAATCTTCCCAAGTCTTAACTACATCTTTAACATCATTTATACAATCTGAACTTACACAAAGATCAGCACAGGCATACATTCTACTATCAAGACAACCCTCATGCCTTATAAGGGTCTCAAGCAACCATGTGCGTGTATCTTGGAAATCTTGTGAAAACTCTGGGGTCATGTTTTTTACTGGGGAAATTTTTTTAAAATATTTTTATATATCACTTGCTCTTGGGAACCTTTGTAGGTTAGGGTCTCTAGCTTTTTTAATATAAGGGCCGCATCAAACATCGAGAACCCCCATCACAACTGTGATTTGGGCGGAGTTCTTTACATTTAGTAGATCAATTTAACTGTCTGAGTGTTACATAGGCATGAAAAAGGGGCAACTAATTGTTACCCCCAGTATAGCATTATGCTGCTAGATTGTCAAGAACTGTTTGGTCAATTTCGGTGACTTCGTTAACACCTTTCAACCATTTATTAATGTGTCGAGATGTAGTAACTGACCAGAATTGTGATGTTCTAACATAACCTTTCTCTGGCAAATATGCTGCAACAGGTGTTCTATAACTGAAGAAGATTTGTGTTCCGTCGTTGATAGTAACCTCGTTCTGATTTGCTGCGATTGGTGTTAGTTTCATTTTAGGATTGATCCTTTGTTTGTTACTCTCTTATTATAACCCCTCAGAGAGCACTAACAACAACCTGTGTGCCACTTTGTCAGGTGTCACATACTATGTGTTAACAATAGGGGGCAAATTAGGTCATGGGTTTCTGTACCTCTCACAAGGTAATTATACCATAATTTGTGATAATCTGTCAAGAATATTTGCATTTCCTCGTTAACATTGACAGTCGGTAGATTGTATGCTAAGAGTGTATTAGTTTTCCACATTTCCACAGGTAAGTAACACTCAACCTAGTTTAATTAACCATTTAATTGTTTTCAACAATTCAGGGTAAGTTTTCCACATCCCTGTTAAATAGTGTCCATAATCTGTGTTTTCTAATGTGTTCCCATTGTATAATGATTAACTCCTTAAGTGTTATAAACACATAGTTAATCTGTTCTCCGTGAGTAACATTTAAGTCATACTCTTTGTTCTCACTATTTGTCATTGTACGTCCTCATATCTTCCCTCTTGTGATTTATACATAGCGGATGAAGATTGTTGTTCTTCCGTATTACTTTGTAACTCCAATTCATCCCAGTATTTGTTGTTAACTAAGAGATTAACTTCATTATAAGGATAACAACTATGTTTTGCAATTTCAGGGTCTTTTTGCCATCTATGGAGTGTAAGAGTTATATACATTTTATCAATGAAATTAACCTCTCCTATTTCATCTTTCCATTTAACGATTTGCCCTTTCTTAAACTCATTGAAACGCATGTAATTTGCCTCAGTGATTGTCAACAACGTCCCAAAACCATCCGATTGATTTGATATAATCAAAGCATGAATGTTTAGGCAATTCTTTATACCTATCTCCCCTAGAGTTTCTAACAGCGTCCATGTACAATTCTAAGTCAATTACTGACTCAAACGTGCCATGTAATTTCTCTTCATTGTCATAAACTTTGTACTGCATTTGTCTAGGGGTTTGTGTTAATTAGCGAGGACAATCATCAACATTATTATATGTGAGTTGATTGTAATCATGTCATTATAAGTCATACTTAGATAATCAAATCTACTTGACTTTGTGTTATTTTAATTCTGCGAACATCACATACATCGTTAACATCTTCATCGAATACTTTAACATTAGTTGTTAATAGTTCTTCGGGCAAAGATTGTAGTTCTGTGAGTAAATCAAGGTAAGTCATTGTTTCGTTAGTTGTGAATGTATCAACGTAACTATCCCAACCAGTTGTTAACGTGTTCCAAGCGATTAGGATAATTGGTTGCATGTTAGTAAGGTTTAATTAGTATTACTTATAATGCACCATTGTGTCGAGGTTGTTATCATTATCGTTAGGTAATTCTGCCCCACTCTTTGTTACATACTCCTTAATAATAGCGTATGCTTGATTAAAAATAGGGGTGAAATCTAACTCTCCTCGTAAACAATGAGCGAGTTCATCTATCTGCTCTGATGTTAAACAATGGTCAGGATGTCTAATATCACATAGAGGGATAGTATGCTCTACTAATTCATTTAAA